CCCTCATGTGCCATAAAAACATGATCAACTTTGGCCATCTGACCTCCTTGCGCACATCGCGCTTGATTAACTCGATGACTGAATTATCACGCTATCTGTCAGGGATTATAGTCACTACTGACTTATCCCTAAGAGATAACCTAGCGAGCTTTCGCAACCGCCATCTTCAGTTTGGTCATCGTCATTGCATTTGCAGGAACGGCTTTCCAGAACGCTTCTCGCACAACAGATGGCGCAACCTCGTTTGGGTCACGACCAGGCGGCAAAACTGCAACGCGGGCCTGAAAGCCATATCCGTTGAGCTTTATCGCCGTGTCTGCTGCCGCAGCAAGAGCCGCTGGTTCGCCATCCCACATCAGGGTAATCTCTTTCAGGCCGCCCTCTTTGAGCTTGAGCAGCTTGGCCGCCTGACTGGCATCATCGCCAAACGACAAGTGCTTTCCAAACGACCCAACCGGCGTAACGTCACGCAAATCCATTTGGCCATCCAAAGCAATCTTGATCGCCATTACGTCAAAAACACCCTCGCCAATTACGATGCGTTCCGACTTGAGTGCGTTGTGGCCGTTGTAAATGATGCTGCCGGTTGACGCAAAGCCTGGCGGAAACAGGTACTTTTTATCGGCCTCGCCGGTAATGTCGCGCCCCTGAAAACTAACCAAATCCCCCTCAAGATCGAATATGGGAATGATGATTCGCTTGGCGTATGACTGATACCGATCACTTCCGTCATCTGCCTTGTAATGAAAATACCCCTTGTTTGAAAACCGAAGTCCGAAGTATTTGGCAATGTCGATCGTGATGTTACGATTCTCAAGGTACTTCAGGTTTCTCCCATTGATCGGAATCGGAAACGACTTGGGCAACTTCAAATCCGTGTTCAGGTTAGTCGCAAGAGACATTCGCTTGGGCGGTCTCCAGCCCTGAGCTTTGGCGCTTGCCTTGATGCGCTCAATCACATCATGGGCACTGAGGTTGCCGAACGTACTGCGAATGAAACTCCATTTGTTGAATTTCTTCTCACAATCGCCACTGAAGCAGTTGCCAAGCCCCGTTTCCAAGCCGATGTAAACCTTCCAGTTTGAGTTGCCGCAGCATGGGCATTCCTTGACGTTAGCCTGGATGCCGCGCGCACCTCTGGTAACGCGATAGCGAATGCCCTCACTGTCCAACCACGTCTCCATATCAAGCGTGGCCAGAACTTCGTCAAACTCGCTGCTCATCCTACAAACTTAACGCCGTAGGTTTCAGCGATACGTTTGAACTCTTCCAATTTATCCTTTGGCACAGTAATGACAAGCGTATCAACAGTGAGAGACTTTTTCCACTTGCTGAAGTGAGAGGTCAGAGATTTGCCTTCCCAGTCACTTTCCGACTCATAAACAACGCCGCAGGTGATCGCAACAACATCTGTGTCTTTTGGGTCTTCGTCACCAGTGTCTTCAATTCCATTAACCGTCATGTCGTGATCGTCGTACCACTGACCGTCTGGCCATGACGCAAGATACTCTTTCCAAACTTTTCCAGAAACTTTCATATTGAACCTCGTAAGTTATTACTGACTGACTGAATTATGCAGAGTGCAGTCAGGAGTGAGTACCCCTAACTACATGCTTGCCTAAATCACGCTGATGACGGAATCAATGAACTTCATCATGGCCAGGTTCTGCTTGATGACCAAAGTGAAGCCCGATTCCTGATTTCGTGAGGCCGCAAAGTAAAGTCTGGCCTCGCCCTTCTTGGCCTCCTCTTCCGTCTTATTGATGGAAATCATCAAATCGACGGTACGAACCTTGTTGAAGTCCTCAGAAACGTGTTCCGCTTTTGCGACCGTTGCCTTGTAGCCTTCGCGGTTTGTCTGAGTTGCTGTCAGCATGGCAACATTGAACTCAAAGGCGAGCGCCCGAAGGTCGATATAGACGGACTTGGAATTCTCGATCGTGTCGGTTGTGCGAAAGTTGGGCTTCATAATGTCCGCATAGTCAACAACAACCAAGTCGTAATTGGTTCCCTGTGACCGATGCTTTTCAATGATACTTTTCAAAATCGCAGGGGTAAGTGAGCCTGATGGGTACTCGACAAGGTTCAGCTTTCCCGCCTTCGCCGCAAGTGCAGTCACTTTTGACTCAATTGTTTTGAGTGAGGCGTTGAGGTCTTTCATCAGCGTGTCGGTAATGCAAGCGTCAAGCCGTTCGGAGATGATTCTTGCCGAAACCTCAAGCGTCACATACAGGACGTTGTAACCAACAAGTGATGCCGACTTTGCAAAGTTGATCAGAGCTGTAGTCTTGCCAGCTTTGGCACCGCCCATGATCGTTGCAAGCTCCTTGCGACCCCAACCCTTGTGATACAGAACCTCATCCATCTTATGAACGCCGGTGGTAATGCCGGTTGGTGGCAACTTGCCAGCAAGACGATCTGCCCGTTCTTCGGTTCTTGCGGCGACTTTTTCGTAATAGTCGTAAAAGCCGCCCTCTTCGTTGATGCCGATGCTGATTGCTTTGGTGATCGACGCCTCAATCTTTTCAAATTGGCCCTTGTCAATCAAATCAACTGATTGAAGAATCGCCTGAGACACCGCTTGATGCCGAACAAACTCAACAACTTTGCTTTCGGCATACTTGCGATCTGACAAAGTTTCGGCATTCAGTGCTTTGCGTGATGTAAGAACGAGGGGAAGAATGTCCTTACGAATCTTGCCGCTTGCAACAGCGTCACGCACAAGCATCACCATTGCTGACGGGCCTGGAATTGCCTGGTACTTCCCAAAGTAATCAAGTGACAGGCTGACCATAGTCGCCTCACCGACGTTTTCAAAGTAATCAGGCTTCAACAAATGCGCCGTGTGACGCATGAATTCATCATCACGAACCGCAAGTGCCGCTATCTTTGTCTGAAAGCCATCGTCAAACTCAAACTTTGCTGGCTTGACGGACTCAGAATCTTCACCAGCGTCAGAAGAGCCAGAATAGCTGGCCCCAATCATCTTTGCAACGGAGTCCTCCGCCGTCATTTCTTCGGACATTAGGACACCTCGTGTGCAGACTTGCCATGTGTCCAGAATTCAGAAATGTCGTGCTTGAATAGGACGCGAGTTTGGCCATCCTCATCAATTACTGATACGGTGTACTTGTCAGAACATTTGACAGTGCCGACGATCACGTTGCCGCTGCTTGCTTTTTCAAAATAGACCTTAGCAACAGATGCCTCAAGCGCCTTCAAAAACGCCTCGTGGCCCTTCGGTGCCTGAATGCTTTTCTCTCGACGGTTGTACGGGGTGCGCAGCGTCCCTCCCTGGCGACGTGCGGATTCAATTTGCTCCGCACGGATTTGCTGATCGTTCATCATTAGGTTGGCTCCAAAAAGTTAAGTGAGCTATAAGCGCTCGACGTTTTTGATTATAGTCACTGCTGACTTACTATACTTGGCAAACTGATACACCCCGAGAGCGTCTGAAACTAGGTCTGGGCCGAAGTGTTTGATCGCCTCTGTGATTCGTATCGCGTCATGCTTATATATTAAAGAGCTAAGAGAAAATCGCTGATGGCGGTACTTTCCAACCTGCTCAATGGCAAAGCGCTCGTATGACAGTTGAAGCGGGCTACCGACGAATTTGATCGTGCTGAAAATTGGGTCTTTTGGGATTTGAAGGCGCGTCTCAAGTTCGCCCTCCCAGGCCAACATGACGGTGGCCAAAAGCTCTTCATTTGTCGCTATATGACTTGGGCGCGGCGCATGAACCTTGCCGCTACGAAAGCACTGTTCGCGATACCACTTCATTGCCTGGTTGAGAAAAAAATCATAGCGAATGCCGATTCTGTCAGCAAGCTGCCGCAGCTTCCAAAACGAAAGACGTTCGCGGCTATCAATGAATGTCAGACCTTCGCGAATGACGAAATTGGACTTGACCATCCTGCCGGTCTTTGATGACTTGACCATTTTGTATTCTTTGGTCGCACACGGCAGCGAATACGGTGCCGCCTCAGCATTGACTGCTGCGCGAATGAAGCCTTGATACGCATCCTTGTAGCACTCCAAGAAATAGAAGGTGGCGTGCATTGGGTGGAGCCGACGATAGTCGAACCACTTGGTCTGCATTAGGGCAGACTCTTCCTTCAGAAGCTTGTGCGGGATGTTTTGGACTGTAAGGACTTCACAGTCTTGACGGGAAAGCTCGGAACCAGGGTAGGGACCGAGCCAGTTGGGTTCACTTGGGTTCAACGACGCTCTCCGATAATATAAGTTAACAAACGATTGAGTTCATTATTGTTAGCTTTTACTTATCAGTCAGCACTTTCCAACCCAAGTCGCCCAAGTCCGGGCTTTCCCTACCGTTTAATTACGATAGGCGCACAGAACCATCTTGACCAAGCCGGAGCGAACAATGTCGTCTTCCGTGAACTCAACGACGGAAACGCCCTCAAGACCTTCAAGACGGTGAATGGCGTCGTTAAGCCCGCTTTGCACGGTCAGGTCGCACTGTTCTGGGTCGCC